AGCACTCTGCGGTTCCTTACGAAGGTGTGTGACGTGGAACTTGATAAGTATATACAAGATTCTTACCAAGAACTGGCTACCTATGTAAATGCATATGATCAGAAGATGATCATGAAGCGAGAGAACCTCGCTGATAAAGGTATTTGGACTGCGAAGAAGAGATACATTCTTAATGTATGGAACAGTGAGGGTGTTCAGTATGCTGAACCTAAACTAAAGATGATGGGTATAGAAGCAGTTAAGTCTTCTACACCTGCACCATGTCGTGTAGCAATTAAAGATACATTAGATCTTGTTATGACTGGTACAGAGGATCAGGTTCAGTCATATGTGTCTAAGTTTAGAAAGGAATTTGAGACACTACCGTTGGAGGACATAGCATTCCCACGTAGTTGTAACAATATACAGAAGTTCTCTTCTAGTAAAGACATCTATGGTAAGGGGTGTCCCATGCATGTACGTGGGTCACTATTATATAATTTTTATGTTAAGAAACATAAGATAGCACACAAGTTTCCACTCATTCAGGAGGGTGAGAAAATTAAGTACATGTATTTGAGGAAACCAAATCGTATAGGAGAGAATGTCATCTCGTTCTTCCAAACTTTACCATCTGAGTTTGAGCTTGACGGATCGATAGACTATGACTTACAATTTGAGAAGAGTTTTCTTGCACCTATCAAGGTTATCCTTGATGCTATAGGTTGGTCCCCTGAGAAACGTGTATCACTGGAGCATATTTTTGGATGACAAATTCTTTTTTTACAGACATCGCCAAGGAGATAGGAAATGAGTACGCTGGCGTTGTTTCTGATGGTGTTGCTGCTGGCGACACAAGTGGTTTTATCGATACGGGTAGCTACCTCTTTAACGCTATTGTATCAGGAAGCATCTTCGGAGGTGTTCCAGGGAATAAGATCACAGCTATTGCAGGTGAGTCAAGCACTGGCAAAACATTTTTCTGCCTTGGTATGGTACAGCATTTTCTCCAATCTCATCCTGATGCTAATGTTGTTTATTTTGAGTCTGAAAGTGCTATATCTAAGGACATGATAGAGAGTCGGGGTATAGACTCCACTCGTATGTTCCTATGTCCTGTTACTACAGTACAAGATTTCAGACAGCAAGCAATTAAGGCAGTAGATATACATTTATCCTATCCAAAGGAGCAACGTAAACCAGTAATGTTTGTACTGGATTCCCTTGGTATGTTGTCCACTACTAAGGAGGTACAGGACACACAGGAGGGTAAGGATACTAGAGATATGACCAGAGCACAGGTTGTTAAGTCTATCTTTAGAGTACTGACACTCAAACTGGGTAAGGCAAACATCCCTATGATCGTAACTAACCATACGTATGATGTGGTGGGTGCCTATGTGCCAATGAAAGAAATGGGCGGTGGTAGTGGACTAAAGTATGCTGCTAGTACTATAATATACTTATCTAAATCCAAGGAGAAGGATGGTAAGGATGTCGTAGGCAACCTTATCAAGTGTGAGACTAAGAAGTCTCGATTCACCAAGGAAAATTCTAAAGTGGAGGTACGATTATTCTATGACGAACGAGGTCTTGACAAGTATTACGGACTACTGGAACTGGGTGAGAGACATGGAGTATTCGAGAGAGTCGGTAACCGCTATAAGATGGGTGGCTCTAATCTTTATCCTAAGTCCATTCTGGCAGAACCAGAAAAGTATTTTACTCCAGAAGTGATGCAAGCATTAGATGAAGTAGCAGCGAAGGAGTTTTCCTATGGTAGTTAGTCTAAAGGATTATGTTAAGGTATATCCTGGTGCCTTAGACACTAACTTGTGTCGTAACATCATTGATCTTGCATCTAAAACTGAACCAGAAAGATGGGAGCAGAAGGGTCGTCCACAGTGGAACATGTGGAACCTAACCATGATGGCAGAGGAAGATAAGATAGAGGAATGGCAGAAGGTACATAACCAATTGGTTACTGCTATCAAGTCTACTGCTGAACAGTACATGACTGATGTACAGTGTAGAGACTATTGGCCACCTCAAAATGCATTAGAACAGATAAGATTAAAGCATTACGACCATGAAAAGAATGATCGTTATGACTGGCACGTTGATGTGGGTAACCATGACAGTGCTAGACGTTTCCTTGCTATGTTCTTCTATCTGAATGATGTAGAGAAGGGTGGACAAACGTACTTTAATAATATTAATTACAAAGTAAAAGCAAAGCAAGGATCTGTGCTATGCTTTCCACCTACATGGATGTTCCCTCATGAAGGGAAGGCACCCTTGTCTGGTGACAAGTGGATTGTAGGAACCTATCTACACTATCTCTAATGCAAAAGATCGAAGAGATTACCCTAAGTAAACTTATTTTAGATGAGGATTACTGTAGGAAGACTCTACCCTTTATTCAGGATGAGTACTTTGAGTCTATACATCACAGAACTATCTTTGATACAGTTAGGTTGTATGTTGAGGAGTATAATGCTGTTCCAGAACCTACTGCTATTAAGATTGAGGTAGAGAAGAGAAGGGATCTCAGTGAAGAGATCATGAAGGAGATCGAAAACTTTCTAGATGATAGGTTAGATCATGATCAATATAATGATGATTGGTTGTTAGATACTACAGAGAAATGGTGTAAAGAACGTGCTATCTATTTGGCATTGATGGATAGTATTAAGATTGCTGACGGTCAGGATAAGACTCGTACTAAAGATGCCATACCACATATCATGTCAGAAGCATTAGGTACATGCTTTGATGAGACTGTTGGTCATGATTATATAAAGGATGCTGAAGAACGTTATGACTTCTATCACCAGAAGGAAGAAAAGATACCATTTGACTTGGAATATTTTAACAAGATTACCAAGGGTGGTCTACCCAATAAGACTCTTAACATCGCTCTTGCTGGTACAGGTGTTGGTAAGTCTTTGTTTATGTGTCACATGGCTAGTGCCTGTCTCCTCAACGGACGTAACGTATTGTATATTACTCTTGAGATGGCAGAGGAAAAAATTGCTGAGAGAATTGATGCGAACCTTCTGAATGTACCAATCCAACAACTATCTGATCCACTCTTTAGTAAGGCACAGTTTCGTAATAAGATAGACAAGTTAAATAAGAAGACACAAGGTCGTTTAGTTATCAAGGAGTACCCAACTGCATCGGCACACGTCGGTCATTTTAAAGCACTCCTAAATGAGTTAGCAATGAAGAAAGGATTCAGTCCTGATATAATCTTCATAGACTATCTAAACATATGTTCATCCTCTCGTTACAAGAACTCAATTGTCAATTCATACACGTTCGTTAAGGCGATTGCGGAGGAGCTTCGTGGTTTGGCTGTCGAAGCAAACGTCCCGATTGTTAGTGCTACTCAAACTACTCGTGCTGGTTACGGTTCTAGCGATGTTGACCTTACCGACACATCTGAGTCTTTCGGACTCCCTGCTACTGCTGACCTTATGTTCGCTCTCATATCTACTGAGGAATTGGAAGCGATAAATCAGATTATGGTTAAGCAATTAAAGAATAGATATAATGATCCTACAGTTCACAAAAGATTTTGCATAGGTATTGACAGAGGGAAGATGAGGCTGTATGATTGTGAACAGGCAACACTCGCTGATCCTGGCAAAGAGGAAGAGGTTGTAGAGATCAAACCCAGTAAAAACAAATTCGATTCCTTTAAGGTATGACTAAAGCAAGAAATCCAAATCAACAACCATTAGGTTCTGCTAATGTGAACTTTGATCCAGCATCTACAGACAAAGTGTCTAAGATTGCTGAGGACTTTAATGATAAGGTTCAGGATCAGAAGGATGAGATGAAGGAAGGTGCTGAGAAGATCAAAGATGATACTCCCACCACTCCAGAAGAACTTATTAATAAGAAAGGGTTTTCTGCATGGCAAGCAGCAGAGAAGGTTAAGGCAAAGAGAAGGGAAGAACATGATCAGAAGAAGTTCCAGATAGATCTGGATAAGTACATGCACTTCTGTGACATGACATGTTCAGAACCTAGTAAGGATCGTGCACAGTATCTTGATCGTCTTAATCAATTATATGATCAGGGATGTAATGTATCTCTCTTAGATACTGCATCACAAGGATTGACTGCTGAGGCAGGTGAGTTCTGTGAGATTGTTAAGAAGATTAAGTATCAGGGTAAACCATGGAATGATGCTAACAAAGAGCATCTGATTAAGGAGTTGGGTGATATACTATGGTATGCATCCCAAGCAGCTAGAGCATTGGACATCCGACTGGATGAGGTGTTCTATGCTAACACCCTCAAACTTGCTTCTAGGTATCCTAGTGGTGAGTTTAATATTGAGGACTCTGAAAACCGTAAACCAGGAGACATTTAATGCATTTACTATTGACCTTGATCTGCATCGGACTTATTGCCCTTGCATTGGGGTATTCTATAGTTAAACACTATGACCCTCATTAAGGCATTCAGAATATGGAAGTATGCATTGGGTTCGTTCTCTGATGATAAGACCAAGAAGTATGATAATCCTGTACTTCTTGTTCGATCTTTCATCTTCCTTACATACCTTATCACTAATTGTTTTATTATCGCAGGAGTAATCCGACATTGGAATTAACATGACATTATCAAATTCAGTAGAATATTCTCTAAGAGAAGCACAAGCAGCACTTCGTAATGCTCTAGCATTTTCAGCACGTAGTGAGAAACCATTCGTTAGTAAGCACATTGCTGATATGCTTTCTAATATTGAGAACCTATGTGACATCAGTGAGATTTTAGACAAGGCGGAGGAAGCACGTGGACTTACCGATTGATGACAAGGAGTTAGAAGTTATTGTCACACAACTGTGGAAGTCACGTAAGAATGCTGGTGAACCATTGGTTGCTCCATTGTATGAGAAGATGAAACTAGTTAAGGAGGTCAGGGATGCTAACCCTGATGGTCCTTACAAAGCAATTCTCAGAGAAGAACATGGTTTAATTATCTAAATAAAGGGTAGAGATACCCTTTTTTTAATGGCTGCGAGGACAGATCCAGAACCGTTATATGACGGTGAGGATCCACAAGCGAGAGAGATTCCTAGAAATGCAGGGTTTGCATACGAACTGGATGTGTATCAGAAACTTAGAGATAATCAGTTCGATGTTGACAGACCAGCAGGTGCTGACAGTGCTAAAGCTGACATAGAAGTTCGCTTACCTCAGAATGGTGGTAAGGTAACTAAGTTCGAATTAAAGGAAAAGATATCTGCTGACTTTGCACAGATGAATTTTGACTGGGATTCTACTAAGGGATTTTATCTTGATAAGACAAAGAAGTCTGCTCAGAAGGATGCTGCTAAAGTTATGATAGGCATCGCTGAAGATAGAAATATACTTGATATAGCAAACCAACATTGGAATCAACCTTCTGTTGTGCCTGGTAAATTTATCACTAGTAATGATAGAGCTTCTAAAGTTAGAGCATGGAACTTAGATAAGAGTAGGTTTCCTGATAAGAAATTTGATAATGGTACAGCAGCAAGATTAGTAGAAAATTATTACAATTCTAAGGATACA